GCATTAAGAGTGGGCTGGTCGGGCGTCCATTCGCCAAAATTAACTGCCGTCATTGCCTCACCCAACTTTCATTTCCTGTCGATACCGTAGCCCAGACTTCAGACCCGGCGCTGATTTCTGACCATGTCTCGCTCTCGTCCGATACGGACGACCAGTCCTCGCCAAGGATTTCTCCAGCAGCAACCACCGTCACTGTTGGCGCCAGTGCGGCCTCACCAAGGGCTGTGCGTGTAGCCTCCGCGCTGATTGCGGCACTCACCGCCAGGGCGCTTTCACCCAATGCAACCCGCGTGCCAGCGGCAGCAACCGTAGCCGATACACTTGGCGTGGCTGCGCCTAGCGCAACCCGTACGCCAGCCGCTGCAACTGTTGCTGAAACACTTGGCGTAGCCGCGCCTAGCGCGACCCTAGTTCCTGCCGCTGCAACTGTTGCCGAAACGCTTAGTGCTGCCGCACCGCCGATGATCTTTTCGGCTGTCGCTGCAACCGTGGCCGAAACACTTAGCGCAGACGCACCATCCCTTAGTGTCGCAGTGTCCCAGAACGAGTTATCAAGCGACGTCGGGAAGTTATCAAGGTTCCCGCCATACCAAGAGTCGAGTTGGTCTAGTGTTGGGCCAACAATGTCGGCCATGTGATTAGGCCGCCGTTATGGTAATCGCGCCATTGGCGATCTGCATGACGTCCCCGTCAGAAATGACCTTGGAGGCCGTGAGGCTTCCGTGAAAGAGCAAGTTTCCAGAACTCACAGCGTCGTGTATTCCGATATGTGTCAAAGTGCCCCAAGCTCCCCCTGAGGCCGTAGGGAAGGTCACCACGCCTGAAGAGGTGGCTACACCACCGGACGCTGCGCCGAAGTTAATATCCTGCCGCGCATACCCGTTCCCTGAAATTTCTGTCCCAGACCCGGCGTCGGTCGGGTCCGATGTCCAGAGTGAAAGGAACACGTTGGTCGGCGCTGTGTATGACCCCGTTCCAAGCATGTGATCTAACATTTCGTTTTCGGCAAAATTACTTAAAGCTGCCATTTAATATTCTCCTTACGGGGTAGAGCCGGTTTTCATTTGTAGAGGCGATCCGCCCCAACGCGCCTCGTCGTCCTCGGCCTTGATCTCGGACATCGCCCTACTGAATAACTGGTCAAAGTTGTTGGCTTGGTTGGGGCCCATCAAATATCTGTGAGCCTCTGTCAGCGTGCCGTACAAGTAGGCGTCTGGGGATCGCGTCAGATAGGTGTTGACCGCGTTGCTTGAACTTAGGGCCGGGATGCCTTGGGTATATAAAATCTCGGCGGTGTAGCCGCTGTCCGGTGTCGGTGCCCATTTTATTTCGGTGCCGATCACCGTATAGACCAATGGCTTGCCGGTCGTCGTGCTGGGATAGGTCCGCTCTAGTTGGCTAGGCGGCATGTAGCGCAGCACCGTTGTCGGCGTGGTGTTCAACTGGACTGCCCTGATCGTGCGAAGATCAGTAGGCAACGACGTGTAAGCATCGTCGGCCACCAGGGTCGCGGTAGAACGCACCTCTTGCGCACGCGCAAAAACGGTCCTGTTGATCCGGCCTTCGGCCAGTGCGATGAACTCCGGTATGCGGTCGGTCAGGTCATCTCTGCCCAGCCAATTCGCCGCCGCCGTCTTCAATTCATCGAATGTTGTGATAGCCATCTAAACCAGCCTGCCGCCTGTGGTGCGGAAATGTTTGTTGTCTGGATCTTGCAACCAGCGCATCCAGCGTTTCTTGTTGTGCTTCGGGTCGCCGAACTTGGCCAGCAAGTCGAAGTAAATTGCAGTCGGTATCTCGGCCACTTTCTGATGGTGCTTCTGCGTGTTGCCAATCATCTGGCCGGGTCGCCAAGCGGATTCCTCTGCCTTGGCAGCATCCAAAACCGGCGAAGCATCTTGTTCAGTCCTGAAGCCCAGACCATCGGCGTCATCAGTCAGCCAGGTCTTTCTTCGCAAAAGTGGATCAGATGATAAAAGTCTTTTACCCATGGCCTCGCCATAAAAAAAGCGGCCTGAGCCGCTGGAAAAGGTGGGGGAGACCGAAGCCTCCCCCGTTAGATACTGGTACTAGGAGCCGTTCAGGTCAGCTACCCACGCGCTTGCTTTTGGAGCTTTCATTATGAGAGTCCATTCTGAAAGCACGACGAACTTGGTAGCGTCTCCCGTTGGCGCTACAGATTCTACATTAAACATGCGGCCTGGAAGGTGGCCGATGCTGTAGAAATCCGAATCTAGCAACCAGATACGGTCGTCTTCATTGAATCTATCAATGACGACGTCCAACATGCCGAACTTGCTGTTTACTGCGAGGCTCTTTATCCCCGCTCCCACCTTTAGATGGGTGTCGGACTATATCATCACCCCGATGGGGTGTTCCGCGCTCTTGGGCCTTTACCGTCCCGGTGGGACTCCATGACCTAGTCTCTGGACCTGCCTGCCATTACTGACAGGATTGGCTGCTGATTACCTTGCCTTACGGTTTAGGCTTCCAGCAATTCACGGAATTTTAGACGGACCTCGGCTAGTGAATTTGATCCGTCAAATACATCGAAACGCTTCCGATGATTGTGGCTTCCTTCGGGGAAGTCATGTGCAACTGGTTGGTCACTGCGCTGCCCGAATTAAGGTCGGAGAAATTGACCTTGTTGGTGGGGCTAACCACCATCATGTCGGGCTGGCCGCCATCGGTGTAGGCCGCTTTCATGGCCGTATCGATTTTAGCCAACGTCAACGCTGCGTTAGTCCCGGCGAGATCGCTGACATTTGAACCATCGCCCGTCGCTGTCGTAGACGGCGAAATCACGCTCTGGTTTGTCATGTACGAAGCCAATTTACCGGCTTTACGAGTGTCCGAAGCATTACGCGCTTCAACAGTGATGAGACATTTCTCAATGTCGCGTCTTTGCTCTAACCCTTTGCCTTTTGTTCAACAGAGTTCGCAAAACCCTGCCCGTCCAATATTGGACTGCTGCATGTTTCCATACAGAGCGGACTATATCTTCACCCTATGAGGGGCTGGGCGCTTCGGATTGCTTAATCCTACTTCCTAGCGGAATAGTCTCTGAACCTTCCCCCGCAGGGGCTTGGCTGCTGATTGTCCTCGCCATCATGCGTTAGGATGTTCCAGCAATTCACCCAGTTGTTTGCTGCCTGTTACCAGACAGGCTACCCAAAAATACTAAGCAGCTTAACGTAGGCCGTTTCCTTGTCACGGCCTGCCTTATCGACCGCGTCCAATGTGCCGGATACGCTGGCGGCATTGGCCGAGATCTGATGGTAGTTACCCAATCTTGTGGTCATTATCTTCAGGACAGTTCGCTAAACCATCCCCGCCCCTCAGGGCCGCTGCATGTCGCCATGCAGATGAGACTATATTATCACCCCGGTGGGGTGTTCCGCGCTTCCCCGCCGCTTGGCAGGTACTCCTTTCGGATAGTCGTTGAACCTTCCCTTGCGGGCTTGGCTGCTGATTATCTCGGAGAGACTTCCCAGCAATTCACGGAATTTTCAGTCACGCCTTGCGACGTAACGGGCCTACAAATTAAGCCGTTGGGTTAACATACGAATAATCGGCCCCTTCGTTTTTAGCATTACCATTATCTGCGGCTGCTAATTCCTGGACCTGCCATTCGTGAAACACGCCCTTAGTTACTTCCCGTTTGGCATTCGAGAAAATGGGCGTCTCGTCTGGGTCGATTCTGGTTATGACATTAACCAAATCTTCCTTTTCGCCAATAGCTGACGAGGTTGTGTAGGTTGCCATGATGGCACCTCCTATCGTTCAAGCAGATATTCAACGGCTGCATCCATAGAATCTCTGCCCTTGGTTTGTGAAATGCGGGAGAGCTTGTCAGCCTGCCGCCTTGAGGATTTTTCGGCTTTGCTTTTAGGTCGGCCAGCGCGAACCATTCGGGGCGCGTTCTTGACTTTGACCTTGGCCTTGGGCGTTTCGTTCTGCAAGGCGTCGAATAACATTGCCTTACGCAAAATCGAAATTGCCCGACTATCAGATGCTTGGCTTAGCTCTTGCTCACTGAATCCGGAGCGCTGGGCGTATGTGATGACGTCGGATTTCTCCTTCGCCGCCACGTCGTTATCCCGCCATTCGGGTATTCGCTCAAGAAGTGCTGCGTGTTCATTCTGGAGATGCGCCGCCCACTGCTGTTGCGTAGCGGCGGTGTGCTGGGCCTGCAACGCTGCCCGTTCTTCTTGGACTTGGCGTTGTTTTTCTTGACGGTCACGAAACTGATCCCGCTGAACCATGTATTCCATTGGGTCGTCGTCTCGCAACTGGTCCCAGTTTGGTTCCGGTTCCCCGGCACCTGTCTGCAACATCTCGTCGGCCATTTGCAGCCTGGTGGCGAGGTGCGCTCTCATCTCTGAAAGCTCCTGGCTCGCCTGCGCAAATTGCTGGCGTTCGCCATCGACCGCTTTACGGTCGGCAGCTAATGCCTGCGTCTTTTGCGTATAGTCGCCACCACGCTGATAGCCAGCGATCAGCTCGTCCGCCGATACATCAACATCCTCACCGGCAACCTTTACCGTGTAGTAGTCAATGGTGGCTTCATCACTGTCGTCGTCATCGTCGTCTGCGACCTGGTCTTGGTCATCCTCGGCGTCTGCGTTTGCCGCTTCCACGGGCGCGTCGTCCTCGGCGTCGTCTGTGCCAGCGTCGAGTATTTCCGGCGCTGGTTGCTCTTCCGCTTCGACCGGAGGTTCCTGTTCTGGAGCCGGTATAGACAGAAGGTGTTCGACCGCGCTGTTTACAGACAGCGGGCCGGTGCCAGTCCCTTCAGGGATGCTGGTATCAGCCATAATTAATTAACCTTTCGATTGTGGCGGTTAGTCGATGCCTAGTTGCCGCCGGGAGAGTTCGCCTGTTACGGCGATTTGCTCGATGTGCCCGCGCACGTCGCGCAGGGCTGTGGTGAGCGCGAATAATCTCTCACGCTCGTCCGTTTGACCTGTGGCTGTTGCTTTCCAACTAGCCGTGTAGGTCGATTCCAATGTTTCAAATGCTTCCGCTAACAGTTCGTTTCGAAGAAGCAACTCGGCGGCTTTGCCGCGTGCGATTTCCTCTTCGCGGTTCATGGGCCTAGGAACATGTCAGGATAAGATTGTTTCTTCGGCTTCACTCGCCTTTCGTCTTCAGGAAGGGAAAGGTCTGGCGGCGGTGGCGGCGGAGCCTGCCAAGTCACCGTGTCTGGATCAAATACCCTCGTATTTTCACCATACGGATTTGGCGGTGATCCCATCAGGCCATACTCACCAATGTTGTACATGCCGCCATGTTGAGCCAGCCCACTCTCAGCCGCTACCCGCTCCAATTCTGGTAGGAACTCCCTAAACTTGGCAGGGACATCGCCCACCCACGGCACGATATTGGTTCCGCCGGATGTATGAACTGCGCCGGGCACGCCGCCTTCCGCGGCTCTCTTCATGACTTCAATCGATGCTGGGTTCAGAAAGACTTGTTGCCTTAGATTTTCCAGTTCGAGCGCTTCTTGTTCTGGGCCTTGCAACGCACGCTGGAAATAGTTCTCTAGCTGGTTAGCCATTCTGGGATCAGCGGTCGGATCTGGGGCCATGCGTCGCATGCCGTACATCGCTAAGGCCAGCGGCAAAGCTGCGCCTGCAAATGAACCGGCAGCGGCAGAGCCTGGGCCGCCGAGTGCGCCGCCTGTTAGGGCACCGGATGCGAAACCCGACATTGGAGCGCCAAGGTAAGTCGTGCCTAAAAATGCTGGTGCTGCTCCAAAGCCC